ACTTTCTTTTCTAATCGTATATCCTCATACACGATACTTTTAGACTTTCTAAAAGCATATTTATTATAGCAGAATGTAGGTGTAAAAAAAATTTTTTTGACAATACTAATGGGTGTAGCAGTTGCCTGTCACACCCATTTCGTATACACAATAGAAAGGGCTAAACATGTCCTTGAAAGGAAAATGAATATTCCTAACATCCACTATAACATATCTGTAAAATAAGATAGGGATTTTTTTACTTTGGTTTCCTCCTTTACTTGGTAAGGAAATCCCCACAAAAAAATATTTTATGGTATAGTGTTTAAACAAACATGATAGATTTCAGGCACTAGGAAAGATTTATCAGATAAAAACTTCAATAAAGTGGATTTGCCTGACCATAGTAACTAGCGTTAGAGGCTATTACTTCATATATTTACAATAAGTCATAAACAGATTTGTTATCGGTTGGGAGGGATGACACAGGGTTAGTTGTGTCTAGTTTCTACTTATTTTAGATAATCACTATAAGTGTTTAAACAAGCACTTTAGGTGGCTATTTTACTGCCTAGTTAACAGCATATTTTTAAAGAACACACACATAAAAAGAGCGCCCACGCACATTAAACCCTACCCCAAGCCCTTGTGTTTGTTGGCACCAAGCCCATATATTGTGTTGTGTAAGTATGCACACTATATATAGTGCTACATCATATTGTGGGTACAGTTTGGCTGTATTTGGTAGTTGTTTAAACACAAACAGGCAGAGGGTACACTAACATTGATATCAGCACATTATTATTCTTTTCAAATCTAACAGCAGCACCAAAAAAATCTTAGGCGCAGAAAGTTACGCCTAAGAAATGTCACCGCAAATTAAAGATTATTTCAAAAAAAAATAAATAATTCTTCATGCACCTGTAATAGTCAATGTTTATAGGCTTTTACTAAGTATATTTTTTCAGAAATATGTCAACATAAGTTGGCATAAATTTCAAATCCCCCTAAGGTTAGTAGTAACACAATAGAGATGGACTTAGACATCTACTTAAAAAAGCCTAAGAAAGTGTTCAAGGCAAGTACAGGCAAGGCGCTGTTCAACTAAATACTAAATACAGGCGCTAAACCCCATAGAGAATGACCGGGTGTAATCGGTAAGAACTCTACTTCTAACGAAGATTGGTCGAAAGACATAAAACAACAACACTAGCGAAAAAATTGACATTATTGATTTAGATTGGATATTTACAGAAACAAAGGAGACTGTACGCATATTCTATTTATGCCTTATATTTAAGGCTATTTATTAATTCAGAACCATATTGGAATTGAAGTTGTAATGACTAAAAGTTTCAAGTCAGTATGGATTAATAGGTAGCTTGATACACATTAAGGGTGTGCATCAAGCTATTTATAAAGCAAATTATAGGAGGCAAAATGAAAAGATGGATAGAATTAGAAATACTAAGAAAAGCTTATGATTGGTCTTTGAATGGTACGCCAGGTGAGGCAAATGTATGGAATGATTTTGTAAACATTGCACACAATACAATGACAAATTTAAACGATACTTTTACTGTTGACTTTGAAAAATATGTTCATAACCAAGACTTTGTTTTATTTGGTAAATGTTTATCTTTGTTTGAGAATAGGTCATATGATGAGATAACCTCATTAATTGATGAAGTTCTTCAATCAGTTCAACATCCTTTTTATTATGAAGATGAATTTAGTAAATCTATAACTAAATCTATAAATATAATAAAAGAGGTTAATTAAATATCTAACTACTCACTGTTTAAACAAATAGTGAGTAGATAGATACACTTATAATTTTTATGAGTGTACAATAAATATATAGGAGGCAAACACAATGGAAACAAAACAAAAATCTAGTACAGATACACAAGAAGAAATTCATTTCTTCAAAGGTAATCGTGAAGAATGGCTTAACAAGGTTGCAGATTTTATCTATAATGAAATAAGCAAAGAGTTTGTATGCGAAGTTGCTCGTGATGTCATTAAATTATCTATCGGCTTTATGCCAAAAGGTAAAGCCAAAGCTATTGGCGTATGTCATTATGAAGAACACAGCGAAGGCAATGTTAGAGAAATCTTCATCTGCCCTACTCGCACAGGCACTTCACTTGCCCAAAGTATCGAAACTGCGCAGATAGTTGCACATGAGGTAACTCATGCAGTGCTGCCTGTTGGCACAGGACATGGTCACCGCTTTAAGAAAATCATTATAGATTATCTAGGTGCGGATGGTATTCCTACAGCGACCGTTGCAGGACCGCAGTTTACTCTACTTATACAAGACTTCATCAAAAAGTTAGGCTTACTTCCTCATTATGCTATCAAGCAAAAAGAGGGTGTTGGCTCAACTACAGTTGCAGTTAAATGTACAGGTGCAGAGGCTTGTATAGGTGCTAGTGACAAATCTATTGCGCAGGGTTTTGGCTTAATCAGTCGTGTATCTATGGCAGTATACAAGAAAGTTGGCGATAACTTTCGTTGTATGGCTTGTGGTTCTTCTACAGTTGTAGACTTACCACTAAAATTGCGCAAAGATTATCAATAGATATCGTAGAGCGCTTGTTTAAACAATGAGCGTTCAACGATATTTATCAACAGATAAATATCATCACAATATTAAGGAGGCATTAGATGGTAGAACAATATGTAGTTCAAGCTAAATGTGTATTTAGTCATTTTATTGATGTACATATAGTTGCGGCAGAGAGTAATGACCATGCGTTACAGCAGTGGCGTTCACTTAATGGCAAACTAGGTATCAATGTAGATACTAGATATATAGAAGAAAGTATCAAAGTTCAAAGAGCAGGTCTAACTGATGAACAGACCTTTAGAGATATTAGATTATTAAACAGTGCCACTGTATCTAATCACAACTTTGGAATATCTATGGAGGATATCGATTGCGGTAATCCAAAAGATAAACACTTTCTTACTTTAGAGGAGGCAAAGCGTGTTCTATCCAAGCAAGATTATAATGACTTGTTTGCGACTGAACAACCGCCATACCCATCACCATACTAATTGTAATTAGTTAGACCTCGTTGTTTAAACAGCGGGGTTTATAGTAGTTACAACAAGGTAATTACTAACACAAGGTAAGGAGTTGATATGAATGAAAAGCTAAACAGATTGCAAGAAATTGTAGAGTGGGATATGTATAACATAAATCCTAATAAAAAAGAAGCATTAGAAATAATCAAAGAACTTAAAAAATAATCTAAAGGAGGCAAAAATGTCATGGAGCAAAAAATATTATAAAACATTAAGCGAACTTGAACATAAAAGAAATGATGAGTGGTTTAAAAATACATTATCTTTATTAAAAGAAGATGGAATATTATATGTTCCTAGTATAGATAAAACATTTAACAAGGAAGGTGTAGAACTATAAGTAGTTAGCTAGTGCTGTTTGTTTAAACAAACAGCATTGTGGTAACTATAAAGGAGGACAAATGGCTACCGAAACAGCAGAGGGTAAGTTGGTTATCCCTGATAATGTGTATGAGGCTATCTCTAGTGTTAGAGAAAGTGGCTTAATCAACATGGCTAGTGTCAAACAATTATGTGAGTTAGTTCCTAATGATGTCGCTAGTTGGCTACAAGACAACAAAGAAATCTACATGAAAGGTTTTTTTTATGGTTTTGTGCCTGAAAGTCAAAACACATAATTAATGTATAGCGATTGGGATAGTTGGTGCCTCGACTATCCCCTTCGCTTTGTTTAAACAAAGAGCATAAATAGTATTTTTATGAGTAGCTTAGTGGTTCGTACTTGTTCATAGTCGCTTATCGAAACTACCTGATGAACGCTTTAGTGAGGTTTGTATTTATCCAATGGCGCTGAATACTTACTAATAGTCTACTGCCTCATTCCAAAGTATCGCAAAAGAAACTACCTGCAAAGAACAGAGCTTGAAAAGGCTTAATTGCAATCAAACACTAAGTTACTCGTAAAAATATTATGAAGTATAAGTAGCTTGTAGCACATAGAGTAATTCAACAGTATCGGAACTTAGTGAGATACTCGTATCTGTGTGTTACAAGCTATCTATAAGTAAGAGGTGAGTAAAAATACAGCCCTGTTGCTGACCGACTGAAAGTAGATAGCTGTTTAAACAGCTACCATTATGGTAAATATCTATTAACTATATAAATATCTACGACTATAGTGGTAGCTGTACACAAAAATATAAACCACAAGCGGACCACAAGCGGACCACAAGCGAGGGAGGAATAATGAGTAACACTCAATATGTTAAAGAACTCTTAGATAAAGAAGAAGAAATTTGTACACATACAAGCGGTATTAATGATTTAAGAAAAATTATTGCATTTCTTAAAAAAAAAGATAATACAATCTTTTCTGCAAATTGTGACTGTGGATTAGTTAAAAGAAAACATAAATCATATATTAAAGATTGGGCAATTTAAATGAACTATGGGTGGTATTGGATTATTTTAGTGGTAATCCTAACAGGGCTTTCATGGTTATTAATTAATAGGAGGTGGAAAGATGACAATGCTAAAAGTTTTACGAATAGCAGTAAAAAAATGGGAGGCAGAATTAATTGGTTTTAAAAAGATTGTTGCTAGTCAACAACACCAAATTGACAGTGAAACAAAAGAACTTGATGTCGAGTTAAGCGCAGTAAAAAGTTTTATAAAGTTAATTGATAAGTATATTAAATTAGAACAAGAAAGACAGGTTGTTTAAACAAACAGTGAAATCGTAGTAAATACTTGTTGTATAATTCAATACCTGTTACCATAGTGGGTATGAAATACTTAGTTAAGAGTGTATCAATCTTTGACAGCAGTGTTTTCTCATGGAAGTTTACAACTAAAGAGGAAGCAAAGCAAAAAGTTAGAGAGTTAAAAGATACAGGTTCTAACTACTTTATTGTTTCTTTATACGAATTAGAACCAATAAACAGTTAAACACAACAATAGGTAAAGGGAGGAAAAATATGCCTAATATATTTGATGAGCCAAAGCTGCTTAAAGCATGGGCTATCAAGTTAGCTAATGCTTGTGGTGGACAAGTAGTAGAAAAAACAATCCACCTTAAAAAAACAAATCCGCAAAGAATTAGAGAGTTGTTAGATGAGTTTGTTAAAGACCATAACGAGAACACAATAAAAGTTGCTAAAGAATTAGAGGAGGAATAATGGCAGTAGGAAAGTCAAACAAAAACGCAAGAGGATTTCATAATTTAGAAGTAGGAAGTCTTATATCGTTTTTGTATAAGTACAACGCTGATGAAGATAAGATTATAGATGAAAATCCTATCAGCATAGAAATAAATGACATTGCAAAGGCACAGTTTAAACAACTAGAAGTCTTTAACAATACAACTACAAAACTTATTACTTTTAAGAAAGTAATGCCTAGCATACAAGTTTCGGCATACGAAACATCATTGCCTGTGGAAATATATCAAGAAAGGATAAACATTGCCTAAGATGAAATTAACTTTGGGCATAGAAATTGACACTAAAAACTTGGTAAGACAAGGCGAGGGTGCAGTAAGTTTTTTAATTATGTACATAAACAATATGAAAGGTCATAAAGTTTTATCATCAAAATATGAGGAGGTGAAAGAATAATGTCGCACAAAGAAATTAGAGTATTAAAACAATCACAAGAATTGTATGAGAGAAGCAAAGCAAACTTAGATGTTTGTATTGCCAATCGTAGCAAAGCTATTGCTGCTTGTTTAAACAGTGGGTTCAGAGTACAGGAAATTGCAGATGTTTTAAATATAAGTAGACAAAGGGTTTACAAAATTATAGAAAAGGAAAGAGCAAATGGATAAAGAAACACACAAGAAATTAATAAAAGACTTTGACAAGAAAGATGTAAGACCTGCGCCAAAGGGTAAGTTTGGCGAATATGTTCCCCATCACTTGTACACTAAGAGATTAGTAGAAGTCATTGGAGGCAAATACAACTTTACTTTTGATGAAATACGAGGCAAAGACAATGCTATTGTCGGTGCTAAAGGCAGACTTGAAATAGAGGGATTAGGTGTTGTAGAAGAGGTTGGTGATGTAAGTAAGTATCAACTTGAAAACAATACTGAAAGCGAAGTTCTTAAACTTGCAGTTAGCGACAGCATTAAAAGATGTTGCATGAGGTTTGGACTTGGGCTTCATCTATGGGTGGGTGAGAGCACAGAAGAAGAACATTATGCCGAAGAAGAAACAAAAAAAGTAATAAAACAATTAGATAATTCTTCAAAAGAAATTGTTAAGGAAACTACAAAAGAAGATTATTTAACAAGAATTACTAACGAATTGCAACACGCAGAAGAGGATAGTGAACTTAGAGGCAAGTACAAGCTAGAGGCATGGAACTTGTTTAAACAAACAAATGAAACAGACATGGGAAAATGGACAAGTTTTGAATTAGATAACTTTTTAGATTTGTTTTATCAAGCACAAGCACAAGACAAAAATAAAATTGTTGTAGAAGAACCTAGCGACAAAGAGATTGTAGAAGATGTTTTTGGCGAGGTTAAGAGCCACGCAAAAGTATGCCCACAATGTAAAAAAACTGACAACATAGAGGATAACAGACAAAAGAAAGCTGATAACTCAACGAAGTTTGGTGGCATACCTGACTTCACCTGTACTAATTGGAACAACGCAGGTGGTTGTGGTTGGGGAGGTTACATTGGTTCTAAAGGCGAAAAAGAAGTTCCTAGTACATGGCTTTAGAACAAACAAATATCAACATAGAAAAACTTAAAGAAAAATTAAAGGTGCGTTATCCTAATTACGATTTTGATAAAGCCGCACCTTTAGATAGAAAATGCAAGTTAGTTGTCGAGGGTTTGCAATGCCCAAAACAAAATGAAAGACCTGTAGTAATTGACACGCAAAATAATGAAATGTGTGTCTTTTTGTTTAAACAAATAGATGAGAAGACCTATTACAAGTCAGATGTGAGGTGCAATGCAATTATCACTACTGCTGAAGAAAGGAAATACAGTGGAGGAAAGCAAGATGAAATCCCATTCTAATAATGATAGTAAACCTAAAAAAAGCGAAACAGATTATGGCTTTAATGGTTTAGTTGGTATATTTACTGAACTAGAAATTGATAGCAGTGATTGGTTAGCTAAAAGATTAGACAAAGAAAGAGGCGGTATGTCTTTTACATTGCCTAGTGTTTATGGTGAGATATATCTTAGTTGGGTAGATTTATACAAGGTTGATTTTACTTTTGTCAACAGTGAGGACAAGTTTGAGGCTACACTTATGATAGGTGAGTTACACGAAATAATGAAAAAACTTGAAACACAGAGATTGAATGAAGTAAATAGATTTAGAAACTTACTTAAAAAAACATTTAAAAACGAAGAAAGTAGCGGTAAGGAGTTCTAATGTTTGGCGTTGTATTGAGTTCGTTGATACTATGTGCAACGCCAACACAAGAAACACTAAATGAAATAAAGGTTTATGCTTCCTGTTTAAACAATAATGAAAAAATTTTGAATGTTATTGAATGGGAGGAAAGTGTCAGCCTTTATTTTAAAAAAGAAGATGTAAGAGAAGCACTACTTATTATTTATTGTGAGAGCAGTGGCAGACCAAATGCTGTTAATATAAACAGAGATAACTCAACTGATGTTGGGTTGTTTCAATTTTGGGACAGCACATGGCTTTGGCTTAAAAATAAATTAAACATTAAAGGTAATCGTAAGACCCCAAGCGTGAATATTAAAACTGCAAGTTGGTTATATTACAATAGCGGTTCTCATCATTGGAATAGTAGTAAAGATTGTTGGTATGAGCAGTAATAATAAATTTGATTTAGACCTAGCCAAAGGTTTAGAGATGGAACAAAAATTAAGTGAGTTCTTTATAGGCACTAAGATTGAAGTCAAAAGTGAGCGACACCTGTGGGAAAAAACAGGTAATCATTTTGTAGAATACGAGTACAAAGGTACAAAAAGTGGCTTATCTGTGACTGAAGCAGAGTATTGGGCTTTGATGTTAGTAAGAGATAATAAACCTGTAATGACTTACATTATCCCTGTGGCTGTATTAAAAGACCTATGTAGAAAGTATGTAGGCACAGACAGAGATGTTGTCGGTGGTGATGACAATAATTCTAAAGGCATATTACTACCTATAGAAGAATTGGCTACAGCTTGTTTAAACAATGACAGGGAATGATGCACCCCTGTCATTAACAAGTAGTGTTAATACTCCGGGGTGTGACCACAAGCCTGTCCTAGCTGTAAAATCTAAACTCTTATCTAAACTTGGGCATTGAAACCACTGTCTATCGCCTTGTTGTTTTGCACGAAAGTGATGATAGTGTGCAGTTACGAGTATGTTTGAGTTTGCACTAGGAAGAAACCCATACATCTGACCTTTCCACCACTTTTCTATTTTTGCTTCTGCATTTCCACCGCCATTTGTCATGTGTCCATGTGTAAAAGATATCTGTTTTTCTTTGACCACAAGCGTAAGATGATAATCATCAGGTATTATTACCTCAACTTTTTTATATCTATCAGGATTTGCATCAAAGATTTCTTTCATAATTTCTATGTGCATGGTGTCTGAGTTATCTAACCTGCTTGTTGATACTTGACCTTTTGCACTTCTTGTCATTTCACCATGATTACCTGGAACACCTGTCAGCACAATTTTGTCTGCATGAGGTAGAAATGTTTCTACAGTTTTAAACATCATTGCCCTAGCTAGGCTGTATTGTTCCATGAGATTTAAAGAAACATTGTAAGGTTGACTGTCGTAGAAAAATTTTGTACAGTTTTCTGTGAGGTCACCCATTCCTACTAAGTATATTTCATCTATTTGATAACCTATTTTCCTGTAGTTTTTTAACAAAGCAAGTGCATCTTGCAGTGCTATGTCATATCTTTTGATTGTATTTTCTACACCAAAGTCATCTTTGCCTAATTGCCAATCAGACATGAAAAAAAAGAAGGCAGTATCACCACCAAATAATTTATGCTTAGGTAATGGCGGCTTTTTTACAGCATGTTTAAACAGTGAGTTAAAGTATTTGTCACGATTTGCAGACTTTCTTCTTACACTGCCTTTAAATGCGTAAAATGTTTCAACTATACCACCTTTAAGTTGTGCGTTCCATGATGATACTTTTAGTATTCCATCAATTTCGTATAGTTTTGGGTCAAATCCCCAACTACGAAGTATCTCATCTGTCTTGCTTTCGTAGTTTGGGTCTGTACCTACATGTGTAATTTCACCTACACCTGTTGTGTGGTCAAAGTCTACTGTAGGTTTCCAACCTGCTTTAAAATAATTGTTGCTATTTTCTGCAGGTATACCTTTTTTAGTGATAAACACCCTCCTATGTTGTCAATATCTATTTTACAGTGGATAAGTGACAAATAAGGTATTTACTTAGTAATTTGTTTTTTAGCGTATGTTTTAATTACAGCTAAAGCAGCACCACCACCTGCTAATGCAGCTAACTGTAGTGTTTCAGCTTCTACACCAACTAATGGTGCAACTGTTAATGCGCCAATGAACGCCTCGATAAATGTCCAAGCGGTACGCTCTAACATATCTTTAAGGTCATCACTCATTTTGTACTCCCATGCTTCATTCCAAGGTGTCCACCACAAGTCTTTCTTAAACTTCCCCTCTTTATTTCTTGCTCTTTTAAATTTATCTAACATTATCTTACTATTCTACCTCTTAACATAGCTTGTGTCTGTATGACACCACCATTAATTTCTTCTAGTTTTTCCATAACTTCTTTTGCTACACCAATATCTTGTGAAGAAGAAACTTCTAATGGTTTTTCAAATAGCTTATTAATAGTTGTGTATTCTATAATAACTTCTGTGCCTATTAATAATTCTTTAGCTATTTTTTTGTATGCCTTTAAATATGCGTTTTTACTTGAACCAATAAAACCATCTTTACCCATATCTAAGTCTTGTTGTGTTTCACCTAACAACAAACAACCTGATGTATGCTCATCTGTATTGCCTGTGTGGATAAGTATGTCCGAAAAATTTGGCACATTTTGTACATGCAACATGCCATAGTGGTCTGCACCATAACGCACCTTATATTTGTCGTGAAAGCCACCCCATTTTTTAAACTTTATTTTGTATTCACCATCATCAATGCAAGTTTCGTGCATGACTTTGACCTCTTGATATTGGTCCTCTAAACTAAAACACTCAAATACCCCATCTATAAACAACATTCCATTTGTTGCATCTTTACCAAATTGTGTTCTAACTACAGTTAATTTCACCTATACCTCCATTTTTACAATTACAAATATTAACACGAGTTCCTTTTTCATTTATAAATGATGTGCAGTAGTTATTTACCGCCACAACATCCACCACCGCAACATTCCATTATCTGCTTCTCTCTTTCTTTTCTTTATCTTTTTTTTCTTTTCTAAAACCTATTGTTAATAACCACACAGCAAGTGTTATTACTGTGGCTAAACCTGTAATTTGTTGTGAGCTTCCTGTCAAAGTAAGTGTTGCAATCACTAGCCCAACTAATGTCCACGAAAGGTTTAATGTTTCTTTAATTATTTCTATAAACCAATTCCAAATTTTTTTAATCATAATGTTTTCCTAAACATAAAAGATGCCATAGTAGCTATTCTAGTCAAAATAACAGGCACTACAACTTCTTGCGCTTTTTCCTTTTGGTCTTGTGTAAGGTCATCACCTATGTTTGAAAGGTTTATTTCTGTAATGTTATCTAAATCTACAAAAACTTCTATAGGGTTTTCTAAGAATGCTTCATACTGTTTTTCTGTAACCACATCAGCAAGTGTGTAATCCTCTACATCAGCGTTTTCTACTGCTCTTTCTACATATTCCTCTACTGCTTCAGCGACTACTTTATCTGATTTAATCGCCTCTGCAACGATAACAACATCTTCAGCTTCAACTTGTAATACCTCAGCAACAACTTCAACTTGTTCCTCTGTAAGCTCTTCAACATTTTCTATAGCCTCCTCTACTACTGCTTGTACTATCTCCTGTACTTCTTCTGTAGCTTTCTCTAAATTTTGTACACCAACATCATTAACTTCTTCAAGAACTTCTACAACTTCTTCTGTGGTGGCTTTTTCAACAACAATGTCCTCAACGATTTCCTCAACTTCAAATACTTCCTCAACGACTTCTTCTTCGGAAAGTTCCTCTGTAGGTTTCTCCTCAACATCTTTCTGTATTGGCTCATCCAAAACTTCCTCGACCACTTCTTCAATTTCCACCACATCAACAATGTCATCTTCTTCTACCTCTATAACAATTATATCTTCAGGTATGTCTAACTCTATGACTTCCTCTACTATTTCTATTTCTTCAAGAGTTTCTTCAAGTTCTATAATTATATCTACAAATTCTTCAAGTTCTTCTTCAGACAAATCTTCCGATACAATTAAAGTATCTTCTAATTCTAATAGTATCTCAGCTTCTTTTTCTGCATTAAGTTGTTCTTGCAGTAAGCGTTCTTCTTCTGCTTTTATTTCTGCTTCTATAGCAGCTATTTCTTCTTCGGTGAGTTTAACTTCTTCATTTGTAGGTTCAACTTCTTCATCTGTGTGTTCAACATTTTCATCTGTAAGTTCAACTTCTTCATCTATTTCTTCTTCGATAATTTCAACAACAACATCAGGTATATCGGTGCAATCACTAGGCTGATATCCAAACCAATCTCCACTTTCTATTGCTTCAAGGTATTGTTTGTACGAAAGAGGGTTATTAGGGTGTTCGCAACCATTTTTATCCCATGCAAGATATGTTGTAATATTGTCTTCCACGACATCTTCTGCTTTGGGTAGGGTTGTGCTAGTTGTTGTCGTACTAGGAGGCGTGTTATTAGGTATATCATATTTATAGTATACATTATCTATGAGCCACCAATCAGTAATTCCTTCTATAACTATTTCTGTAATAAATGTTTCTATTGTTTCTGCAACTGTAAATACTTTACTACCTGCTACTGTCATATCTGTATTTACATCTAGTGTAAAATTTTCTGATGCACCATTGTCATAATATACAACACCTGATACACCACCTTCTTGGTCAATAGCACCATAATTAAATCCTACTTCGTAAGGTTCATTTGGAAATGCAATAGTAAGACTGTCTGAACTACCTCTTATACCTAGTTGATATCTATCATTACCAAAGTATTCACCACCAAAACAATCCATATCTTCTATGCCTATTAGACCTTGTTCATTTAGGTTTGCACATTCAGGACTTTGTGTAGTAGCAGCACTTACAACTGTATCACTAGCACCATATACAAATGTAATATCTGTATTTATTTCTTGATTGTCAAATGTTTCTGTGACTGTAGTTTCTTCTGCTATAACATGTATAGGTACAGCTAATAAAAGAACTGCAGTTAGTATTGCAAGTTTTTTCATGGTTCTATCATTATGCACTCACCAGGGCATTCTTCTGCAGCTTCTATTACTGCTTCTTCTTGTCCACTAGGTATTAAAGCTAAACCTGCTGCACCACCAACATTACCATGTTCTTCTGAAAATATTTTATTACCTTCTTTGACATAATATAGACCATCATCTAAACCTATAAATACATCAGGTACTATTTCTTCACACAAACCATCACCTGTGCAAAGGTCTTGGTCTATCCAAACCTTCACATTAAATTATTGATTAACACCACCAATGCCGAGATTGCAACCAACCAACCTGATAACTCTTGTCTTGATATTTTCTGATTAACCTTTTCATGTAACTCATCTATGCGTTTGTTTATATCTTGTTGCCCTTCTAATATAAGATTTAACATTTCTTTCTGTGTGAAGCCATTACCATTAGAATATGTCATCTTTATTCCAATCATCTTGCCAATTCCACCTATCAGTCTTGTAATAGTAAGGTGCTTTTTGTGATTTACCTGTCAAAAATTTATATAGATTACCATAGTTTTCTATAACTAAAGTAATTAAAAGTAAGTATATGAGTAAATCCATAAATCGGATTATATCATATTAATTTTTAAGGTTTAGGATTATCTGATTTAACTTTTGCGATATGGTCTTTCCAAGTGGTAGTGCCATTCACACTATCCCAATACTGCATATCTAATTGGTCTGCAATAGAAGCATAAGAATTTTTTCTAGCTATTACATAATCTGCATTTTCTGCATCCCATATAGCTTGAAGTTCTGCTAATTTAGCTTGACAGTCTGCTTCACTTGGTACATCTACTCCCTCTATATGTGATTGTACATTTGAATATACTTCACCATCTTCTGGATTTATCCAAGACCACCAATTTGGTGTATCTGTGTTGAGAAAAGATAAAGCATCTCCAAGTGTTGGTTCTTTAAATAATATCATTATGTACTAGCCACCTTTGTAAATCTAAAATTAGTATCCCCACTACGCACTCTTGTAAAAGTATTGTAATTTCCAGAAGTATTAAATTTTACTTTAACATTAGAAACATCAGTTACATCAACATAAACAGCACAATAAGGATATTGTCCATTTGCATCATCATTAGACCCTGCATTTGTTCTTGATAATGCGATAGTGCTATACGAAGAATTATTTGTTGTTGCTTGTATGTTTAAAGAGATTTGACTGTTAGCGGTGTAATCAATTCTTGCCCAAGCCTCTACTAAATATATACCTGTTTCTGGAAAAGTAAATATTCCTGAACTTTCACTCATAGAACTACCTAAATTATGTTCTGCACCACTTGTATTTGCAGTATCAGTAAAACTTGTAATATCTCCTGTTCCTGATAAATCTCCATTTAAATCGAAACTATCTATAATACTAAAAGCAGTACCACCACTTGCATTTAATTGCCCACTTGAAGCAGTAAGATTAGTTCCTGCAATACCACTTACAAAGTCTGCAATACTTTCTTTTTTAGTGGCATTACTTGCA